TTTGCCGCATCCGTGACATCCTGAATCACTCCGATTATCTTTTCGTTGGTAGCATCGGGAAGATCCACCTGATTAGCGGAAGTCCCCAGCTCTACGCAAACGTAGCGTTCGGCAAAGATATTTTCGGCTTCAAAAGAAACTACCTGGCCTGGTACTTGTTCGGCCATGCTTTTTGTCCGATTAACGAATTAAACCGTGCTCCATTCGTACTAAGTTTTTTTATGTAAAGCTATTCAGCTTCTTTGAGGTTCTGTTCGGCCATCACTGCCGCATCGGTGTAGGAAAGCTTGTCGTTCTCGCTCATCAGTCTCTTGGCTTCCTCGTCAAGTTCCACGCTTTTCTCGTCAAATCCTTTCGGTGCCGGCTTGGCTTCCTTTTTGAACCCGGAACCGATTTCGCCGAACATATTGGCTTTCGGCATCTTTCCGAGAATCTCGAAGAACTTTTTGGCCTGCTCATCATCCAGCGTTTCGGCAAAGGCGATAACCTTGTCCTTTTCTTTCAGGAGAATCTGCCCGCCCTTATTGGCTTCGCTGAAAACGTATTTGGAAACTTTATCCGTCATTTCCCTTTTCCGTTCAGCCATTTTCATCTCATTCACTTTCTTTTCAAGTTCCTTGTTCTGTTCTTCGACCGCCTTAAACTTTTCCGAGAACTGTTTTTCAGCGTCATCTTCCGTTTTGTTCTCCTCGTCTTTGGCCTTCGCTTCATCCTCGGCTTTCTTTTTCGCTTCTTCATCAGCCTTAGCTTTGGCATCCGCTTCCTCTTTTTCTTTAGCCTCTCTCGTAACCTTTTCTTCTTCGGTTTCACCTTCGTCAAGCTTATATTTCTTGATGGTCTCATCATCGAGATCCTCTTTCATTTCGAGGAGAAAATCCCGCTCAGCCATCGTTATATCCTTGGCCTCTTTGGCTAGTATTTTTTCCAGATCCATGTTAGTGTTCTTACTTGTTAAAAATCGTTCCGACAGCACGACGGCTTCCAAGCTCTTAAAATACGGCTTATTGGTTAAAGCCCCGCCTGTCAGAACATTATCGAATTTTTCCCTTGTCTCCGGATCTTCGTATTTGAAGTAAAATTCCGGCGAGAAAAACTTATACGCTTTTGATTTTAATAATTCCATTCCCTTGTCCGTCCACTCTATCATCGCCCAGAGGCTATCGCTTCCTTTCTTCACCAGATCCTTGACCCAGCCCACTGCCGGCAATTCCTCGTCTCCTTGCGGATGGCCTTCGGTGATGTAAATCCCTTTTCGCAGTCCTTCCCTGAAGTGTTGGATCATCTGGTCAAGTATGCTTTCATTAATTCTCATCTTTCCGTAAGTCGGATGCTTCCATTCGCCGGTCTGCATTATCTGAATCTCGGAAGTCTTGCTGTCTCCCGGCTGGGCGAACTCGTAAACCTGCGTGATCATCATCTCGCTGGCTTTGCTTTTCATAATGGAAGATTTACAGATAGCAATAGCGGAGGATTTTGATTTCCCCTGCTTCACCAGTCCGGCCACGCAAGATTCCATTTTCTTCGTTATCGCCGGAGTTTCGTTGGGCAATCCATAAGGCATTTTTTTATATTAATTAGGATTGTGCAGGGATTCGAACCCTGGTTTCACTAGCATATTTCTATGCGTCATGACGTTTTGTGACCATCAAACTTCACAATCCATTATTATTTTAGCACATTATTTCGATCTTGACAATTGTTTTTTTACTTCTTCGTTATGTTTCTCCACGCTTTCCTCACTTCGGCTCTTCAAATAAAACTCTTCGTCTATTATTTTCGGGCTTCCCATGTGTCCAATAACCAGATCCGTGTCAACGTGAATGTTAAATCCGAATTGCTTCGCTTTTTCACAGAAGTTTATGTCATGACCCTGTCGGTCAATCCAAAACCACGGCATCGGTATCTTGAAGAACACATCCATTTTGATCAGCACCGCCCCGAATCCAATCGCATCGCACCGCATCACTCCTTTCTTGGCTACATTCACGGATCGGTAAAAATCCTCATCTTCTTTTTTGGCAAACACACAAGGGAAGTATGGCGGCGTACGTTTATAGGCCACCGCTCCCACTATATCCTTATCGTCCGCCAGAAGGAAGTCCACGAGGTTGGGTAGAAAGGTATGATCCGTGTCAATCATCATCACGTGGGTGCATTCCAGCCGCATCGCCTCCTCCACGGCGTTGGTGCGGGCATCGCAGATTGATTTCTGCGGATTGGTGACGATTGGCCATTCCTTATCCAGTCGCAAGCCTATAAACGACTTAAACGGGCTTAATCCGTCGAAATCCTGAATGTATCCGTTCCCATGAATGCTCACTAAAACTTTATTTTGCATAGTATCCGATTATTTTTAATGCTTTCGCCGTGTCGTGTCTTTCCGTGATAGTGCAACTTTTGTAATTCGCTTCCCAGATAGTCAAATGGTTGCTTCCCACCTTTTTCACGAATCCGACATGACCCCAGAATCCTACATTCATTATAGCCACCGAATACTTTTTTGGCTTCTGGGAGTTAATGCTCCGTTTCTTGCTCCAGAGTGTCCAAAGTCCGTAAGGCAGGCTTGAAACTTTGCTCCGGGCATACTTCACGCAGTTGCACCGGTTTGGATCGGTTCTGTTTAGCACTTTTATATATGGCTGGCTCATTTTTTTCCGGTTAAATCCAATGTTCCCTTGTAATAATCCCAGGCAATCGAATCTTTGTCTATGATAGGCTTTTCAATCTGCTCAAATTCATTGACCCCGCCCTCCCAGCGTTTCATGATGCTATTCGGCACGCCTTTCACTTCCGGCAATTCGGCTTCGTCTTTCATTATTTCCACCCAGATTCCCCTACAATTCGAGTGGTATGCACCGGCTTTCGCCATCGGATCATTCAGGCTTATAACTCTTCCATCCATTGAAAGGCAGAAATTGCAAATCCTAAAATCCAAAACTTCGCTCCGCTGGAGAGCGTAAACCATCTTCTTGTTCTCATATATCGTCTGATAACGGCCCTGATTGTAAAGTTCCCCGACCGTCAGCACGGAAGTGTTGTAAGTAAGCGTATTCGACAGCTTCCCCAGCTCGATAGCCACGTTATTCATCGCTTCATCAATAGTCTTTCCTTGCTGTAAATGTTTCAAAGCAGTCAGTTTCATTCCCCGTAATACTTCACTTTCGTGAACATCGGCGATAGTATCCGCTTGCATAATGAGCCTTTTAAGCTCCGCTTCGGGCGTTTTCGGAGCCGGCATTCCCATCTCTTTGGATGCTCCCCGTTTGCCGAACTCATAAATCAATCCCAAATGCCGCAATATTTCTTTCCGATAAGGCCCTTTGTATTCCATGGCCAGATTCCGCACCGCCGTCATGTCCTTCGTCTTCATAGCCTTCTTGAAATCCGCCAGCAGAATCGGACTGGCTTCTTCCAGTATTTTTAGGGTATCTTTCACGTAATTCTGCTCGAACTCGGTGAGCCTGTCTTGAATCAGCTTGAAGTTTATTTTCTTTTCAGCGAACGTAAGAGGTCGCCACCCCACGAATACTGGCTCGGCTCCGTGCAGTTGCATTTTACCTTTTTTTTTTAATTCGCTGGCTTTCTGCAGTTCTTCCTCCTTTTCCATTTTTTCTTTTTCACCCTTGCCTGGTTTTTTTTCTTTTTTCTCATCGGGTATATTCTCAACCACCGGTTGGGCTTTTCGCATTTCCTCCCGTTCTTCTTTCTCCTCTTCCGGCACCTCGGGCAACTCAAATTTTTCCCGGATGAAATCCTCCAGTCCGCCATCCGGAATGATGACCTTGGCCGAAACCAGATCGGACAAAGTTGTGGAAAGTTCCTCAAAATCAACCCTACCTATGCTTGAAAATTGCAACTCCGGATAATACTCCACATCAAAATTCATGTCCACCAGTTGTTTGATGGCGTATTTATTAATCACGTCGCTGATTTGTCTCGCCACCGCTTTCAGGGATTCATAAAAAAGGGCTGAATGGTCTTGGCTCAATGCCCGGCTTCCCGATCCGCCGGTAGATCCCAATTCCAAAAACTGGGCCAGCACGCTTTTGGTTATCTGCCGGTCATGGTGCAATATGGAATTTTTCGGGTCCCGCACTGAACTTCCTTTCATGTCGGCCATCTCAAACTCCCAACCAGCAGGAATTGCCAAATACTGCTGTTCATTGGCTCTTATATTCTTCAGGAGTGTTTGGGCCATCGTTTTATCGCCGTCGTCATATCCGGCTGGAAGCTTCATTATCGGAATTCCCAATCCCTGCCGCTCAAAGCTCATGGCGTCTATTTTGTAAAAGTTATCCTTGAAATACCAATGTTTGTAAGCTTGGCGTAAAACAGAAATTCCCTCCCAATTATCGCCTTCTTTTTGATTAATGAAAATTATCAGCTTCTCCATCGGAATCTCAACCTGCCGGCCGTCCGGGAGTATCTGGGTTATGCCTTCTTTGCCAGCGTTGGCGTCCCCGATCTGCCATTTATAAATTGACTTCGGAAGCCTCGGAGCAAACTTCTTCCAGCCGATATATTCCTTACCTTCGTGTTCCACGATCTGAAATACCTTCTCAAAAACCATATGCCCGTAATCAAGCATCAGAAGTGCCTGGCGAAGAAAATCATCCCATGTAATATCCATTCGCTCCATGAGGCAGGCCCAGACAAAATCAGCAATCTCCTGATCTTTCGGCTCATTGGTCGCCGGCTGGATGAACCATTTTGCTCCCCGGATCGGAAGTTTGATTGACATTAAAGCCGCCCCGACCGTAGCGTCAGATCGCCGCATCTGATCGTAAATTCTCAAGCCTTCCTTACCCGAAAGAACAGAGTTATACTCTTCATCACTTATCATTCCGGAGAATATCGAAGTACCGCTCCCGCCCATCTCTTTGGAAGATATCCTTTGCTGGAATATTCTCGGAAAACTTATGTCTCGTCCGAATAGTTTCATATGATTAAAAAACTTTTTGCTGAAGTCCCGCTGTCACGGGCTTTTCTTTTGTTTCCTCCATTTGATCGGGATATAAATCACTTAACCTGCCAAACTCTGGATTGATTCCCTTATGAGCCAGAGCGATGCTCCAGAACGAATCTCCGTGTCCCATTGGTGTTTCCAACGCTTTCAGGTCGTTCGTCACCATCAGGATCTGTTCAGTCTGCCGCTGGTCGTCCAGAAGCTCGATTTTCTTCTGTGTCACCGATTTGTCAAACTCCACCGCCATTGAATGCTTCTCTTTGGTGGTGAATGTTACCGGCACGCACTGGGCCGGCAGGATTCCCCGCTCCCGCAGACTCTCGAACTCGGCTCTCGTGTCGTCGTAGAACAGCTGATCTATCTTGAAATTCTCTATCGCCATTAAAAGGTATTCAACTTGGGTAGGCTTCTGCGGATTAAACGTCCCGTCCCCGGCATAGTTCCACCCATCCATGAACTTGGAATGCAGTTGCACAGCTAAATTACCATGTAGCTCGAAAACAGCTAAATGGCTTGGGTGAGACTTCTTGCCGATATCGAAACCGGCAACCACGTTATTGAATGTCTTTATTTTATCATAGATCGGGAGATTATGCAACTTGGAATTTACCACCTCCAACAGTTGAGGCTCTTTAAAAAAGGAATCTTCACTCCAGACCGGATTGCACATGTATTCCTGATTGAATATCTTTATTCCCCGGATCTCTTTCCGCTTCATCAGTTCCTCGAAGTCCATGTGTTCCGGCCAGAGGGCTGTCTTCTCCTTATAGCTCAACACGGCGGGCTTAATCATCACGGCGAACTCCTGCATCACTTTCTGATCGAAGAAGAAATCAAAGTTGGTCTGGGGCGTCCCGGCCACGTGCAACCGCCCGTCCTGCGTTACCATGTCCATTATCTGGGTCACGAACACATCGTTGATTTTTTTGATCGTTGTCGGAAGCAGTTTATTCTCCGGATCTTGGAATGGATCGTCCACATAGATTCTGGGTGCGTGGATTCCCCGCTTGAAAGCCAGCAGTCCGTGAGGATCAACCCGGAAGATAGAACCATCTTTTTTTTTGTATCTTATCTTGCTCTCGCCCTTGCTTAAATCAATTAAATGCTCGTAAAAAGGATTTCTTGCAATGAGATTTTTAATCTTCCCGATATGATAGCCGGCCATTGTCTCTTGATAAGAGAAATAATGGTTTTCCAAGTCTCCCTTCCAAAAAAGAAGATCATACATTATCATGGCGTATAATCCAGTCGATTTGAAATGATCCCTCGGGCTTATCCGAGCCGTGTGCTGGCAGGAATTGTAGAGATCGCATACCTCGTCAATATAAGCTCCGCCGATGAATTTATCGAAGCTCACCGACAATATCTCATACACGAAATCATGGAAGCTCCTCTGGGCTTTTATCAGCTTCATGGCCGTCTCCTTTTGATCCTGCGATTGGTTTTCGTTCGACATTTGATTTGAATTTATCCAGTCCCTTGTTTTTCTGCCAGTTGAATTGATTGCCGGTCAGATCGTTAAGCTCGGCCAGCATTTCGGCTAAGGGAAATTTTACTCCCAGCTCGCCCAGCTTCTTTTCGAAGATTCCCGAATCGAACATCTTGTCGAATAGATCCCGGTTGTTGTTTCTTATCTCCCGCAAGGCGGCGATCCTATCCTTTTCGCTATTATCTTTGCCATTGGCAATCAGCCAGAGTTTTTTATCCGATTCGGTGAGTATATCAGCGAATTTGGCCAGAAACTTCGTGAGGGTTATATTCTCAAACCGCTTGATTCGTTCTCCTCTCACCTTTTTTAATAACCGCCAGATATAGTCTATGGCCATCTTTCGACCATAGCTTTCCTCAATAATCCTCTGAATTCTAATAAGGCTGACACTTGAATCCATTACTAAAATTCTCCTTATCCAGCCGATATGTTCCAGTTGCGTTTCCTTTGAAAG